GTTTTTCACTCCAATGTATAACGCTCATTTTACTCCTTATTTATTAGTTAAACTGATTTACTACTAACTATTTCTTGATTATAGAGTGTTAATTTTACAGGGTCTATTCCAAATTGTCTTAATAAGTCAAGTGCCTTAGCGATATTTTCAGCTACTACTGAAATTTGTATAAAGCCAGCAGGAGACTTGAAAAAATACTTATTCAATTTTGTTCCTCCCTTTATTTAATTAAAGTCGTATTACTGTTACGAGAATTTATTAAATTATACTATTTACAATAGATGTGACAAACAGGATTAGAATAAGGGCATTCAAAATATTTACATTCTATTTCTCGTTTTTCTTCATAGCAAAAACATAAAGGTTTAATATTCTCTTGTTTATTACTACAAGGATAGTGCATACAATCAATACAAGTTTTACCATATTGTTCTATTATCTCAAGTTCTTTAATAGTTTTCATATCTATCCTCCAATACTTTGACTATGTAAATTATAAGTTATAAATTAGTATTTGTCAATACCTTTAAGGAATTTATTTTATGCTAAGTGAATGTTGTAAAAAGTTACTAAATAAACCAATTTTCATATTTAAGAACAATAAAATAATGATTTCTGGTGAATTATCGTTTCATTTATTTGATACGCATGGTATTCCTTTAGAAATTATAGAATATGGATTTAACAGGAAATATCTATGACAATGCCAAATGAATTAGATTCAAGAGCTTTAGAATGGATACAAACACATTCTTTACTCTTGGCTAGAGAAATAAATAAAACTACTTTAGAAGCTCTTAGGAAAATCCTTAGTGATGGTTTTGCTAATGGTGATTCTATAGACCAAATTACTAAAGCTATTAGTGATTATTTTCCTACTAATGAAAAGTGGCGTGCAGAGAGAATTTCTAGGACTGAAATTATTAGAGCCTCAAATGAAGGTGCTTTGCAGAGATATGAAAGTGAAGGGTTCAATAAAAGTGAATTTCTAGCCAGTCCAGACGCTTGCGAAGAGTGTCAACCTTTAAACGGGCAAATTTACCCTACTAAAGAAGCTCATGGAATTATACCAGTCCATCCGAATTGTAGATGTACTTGGACAGTAGCAGAGAGTGAATTAATATAGAAAATTTAACTTTAGTTTACATAACTCTAACTAAGAATTACTTACTTAAATTTTAAGCAAATACCTAAATTTTCAATCCTAGTGCGTCTAGTACAATTTTAAACTTCAAGGTATAAATACACACAAAAATCATTTCAAGGCACTTCTCGTTAAAATCGTAGCTAAAATTTCACACTTTAAAATATTACGTAAACTAAACATAAAGTAAGAAATAATTAGCACATTTATTCTTATAGAAACCTCACAGGAGGGGAAATTATGGAAGACACTATTTATAAAATTCTTGATTCAGAAGTTAAAAAAGTAGGTGAACGTCAATATGAATTTATTGCCTCTACTATGGATATGGATAGAGACAAGGAAGTTATTGATGTAAACGGATGGGATTTAAAGAACTTCAAAAAGAATCCGGTGATTATGTTCGGGCATGATTATCATTCTTTGCCTATTGGTAGAGCTACTAAGATAGGTGTCAAAGATGGTAAGTTAATGAATGTTGTTGAATTCCCCCCTGAAGGTACTTATGAATTCGCTGATATAGTTCAGAGACTTGTTGATACAGGTTACTTAAAAACTCAATCAGTAGGATTTATTCCTAAAGAATGGGAAGATGGTGACTTTGAAGAAAAATCTGATAAACCACGTAGGACTTTTAAGAAACAAGAACTTTTAGAAATTTCAATAGTCCCTGTACCTAGTAATCCTAATGCTTTAAGAAACGCTGTAGACGCTGGTATTATAACGGCTAAACAATTTGATACTTTAAGTAAAAAGGAATCAATTGTAGAAAAACATGAGAAAGTAACTCAAGAATATATTAAAGATGAAATTGATTATCTTAATCTCTTAATCACTGAAAACGGTATGAACGAAGACGTTAAAAAGGCATTTAGTGATTTAGCTAATAAAAATATATCTAGTATAACTTTTGAGTTTAAAGAAACTACTCCTACATATTCAAATGTTATAGAAATTGAACCAAAGGATGGATGTAGAGTATATGCCAAAATAGAAGACGTTAAACAGGACACGACAGAGCCTGTTAATATAGACCCCACAGAAGAAGAAATCTTGAATGAGTTTAATAATACTAAATTTGGAGGTAAATAAATGCTTACTGATGAACAGAAAAAGCAAATCCATGATGAGGCTATAGCTGAAATTGAAAAAGCTAAAGCTGAAACAATTACCCGTAAACTGGAAACAAAGGTCGTAAAAGATGAAGTAGATAATATTACTTCAGATAAAAAGGGTGGTTTTAAATCTTTAGGGCATTTCCTTTGGGAACTGAAAACTATTGAAGATAAAGCCAATATTACCCCACCTGAAACACTTGTAAAATGGCGTGACGCATGTCGTAAAAAGACTGCTGGTACTATGGAAGAGGGTGATGATTCCCAGGGTGGTTACAATTTGCCTACTGAATACGGTGAACATATTTATGCCGATTCGTTAGAAGGTTCTATTGTTAGACCTCGTGCCAGATTCCAGCCTATGCGCTCTAATCGTATAGAAATTGCCGCAGATGTAGACGCTACACATCAGGGTAGTTTCTTTGGTGGTGTAACAATCTACCGTACTTCTGAGGGTGGACAACTTCAGGCGTCTAATCCTACTTATGAAAAGATTGGTTTAACACTTCACAAAGTTACTGGTTTGGTACATGTAACTGATGAGCTTCTAGAAGATTCTGCTATGGCTATGGAAGCTGATGTTTCAAGGAAATTTAGTCAAGCTATTGCGTTTACAATGGATGATGATTTCCTTAATGGTTCTGGTGCAAATCAACCTCTTGGGGTGTTCAATTCTAAGAATCCTGCACTTATTACCGTTGACGCTATAGGTGGGCAAGGTGCATCTACTATTGTTGCGGAAAATATTCGTGATATGTACTCTCGGATGTACGGTATTGGTAAACGCAGGGGTGTATGGCTTGCTAACGATGATACATTCCCTCAGCTTTTTGGTATGTCCCTTCAAGTTGGTACTGCTGGAGTACCTATTTGGCTTCCGGCAGGTGGGGCTAGTGCCGCTCCTTATGATACTTTAATGGGTAGACCTATAATCTTCACAGAAAAGTGCCAAACTTTAGGTACTGCTGGTGATATAGCATTTGTAGACCTTAGTGCTTATATCGTAGCTGGTAAATCCAATGGTGAAGCACCTGCTATTGCTTCTAGTATGCACTTTAAGTTTGACTATGGTATGCAATCCTTTAGATTTACTATGAGATATGATGGTCAACCTCTTTGGAGGTCTACATTAACCCCTGCTAAGAGTTCAACAACTGTTTCTCCTTTCATCGTACTTTCTAGCACTCGTACGTAAATCTAAATATTTTTAGGAGGTAAATAAATGAGTACTTTAGTACAGAATCAAAAAATTATTCCCCTTGCTTCTGGAATGATTTCTATATCCGGTAATACTGAACTTGAATCTTTTAATATGGCAGGTTGGGATGAAGCTACTATTATTCTCCAGTTTTCAGGGGCTTTATCTACTGCCGTAAGCGCACCTGAATTAACCTTTGAAACAGGTTCAGCGGACTCTGGAGACCAGGCAGACGCAACTTTCCACTATAGGGTAAATCAAGCTAGTAATTCAGGTATAGCCAGTGCAGATGTTTTAGGTACTGATTCTACAGCTTCTGCGCTTGCTTTAACAGGCACTACCTATGCAGGTAAAATGCTAGTTTGTACAATTATGGGTGATGAACTGCCGACTGCTTCCAAGACTTATAATTGGATAACCCCTGATATTGGTGAAAACTCTTCAGTAGGTGCAGTTATGGGGTATGCTATCCTCTCTAAGGGTAGATATGTCAAGGATATAATTCCTACTGCAATCTAATATGACAATACCCAAACGAAATAAACGAAGACGGAGGGTTAAAAGCCCTCCTCTTCCACAAGAAAATAAAGTAGAGGAAATAATGAAAACTTTAGAAAAACCCAAGATGGATAAAATGATTAGAAAATGTCCTTATTGTGAAAAAGAAACTTACTCTACTCGTTGTAATTGTGGAAGGATAACGGTAATCAACAAATAGGAGGTAAACCATGAGAGCAGTTGGTGGGGCAAAGATTCATTCCGACTGGTCAGCTAGTGGTGGCAGACTTGCTTATACACGTGATAATGCTTCTACTCGCTTAGAGTTTGGTGAATCAGCGTCTGGTTTAAATATAAAAATCTTTGGTGATACTGCCTCAGCTTATGTAGAGTGGCTATCAGCTTCTAATGAACTCTATATAGCTTCAGGGGCAAAGTTAGTAAACGATGGTACTCAAACGTTTAATGGTGCAGTATCGTTTACAGGTTCTGCTACTACTATAGGGAATGCTTCAACTGATAAATTAAGTTTCTATGGTGGTACTGCTACCGTTCAACAGGCTTTTGTAGCTTCTGGTACAGCTTCAGTAATGGCAGAAGCTCTTAGGGATTGTTTAGTTAATCTTGGGTTAATGGCTTCTGCATAAGTGTTATAATTAAAGTGTAGGGATGAAAATGACCATCGAGAGGTCATAAACCGATGGCGAAAAAGTTGGATACGTTAAACCAGCTCATTACTGGCAGAAGGCGACTCAACTGGTGGAATAGACACCTATCCCTACACAAATAAATCTAATTGGAGAGTAATGAAAGACTTAATAATTCTTGCTAAAGGTAATTCCCGTTTAGCGTGTCCTTTTGACGCAGATGAAGTTTGGGGAGTAAATGATGTAGGTAGTTTTCCAGAGTTTAGAAATAAGAAAATTACCAGGTGTTTTACCTTTGACCCTAGAGATGAGAAATTTCTAAAAGAATGCCGTGAAAACGGG